GTCTGAAATAAAGCTTAATGGGGTTTCCATTGCGATTCTTAAAACAGGAAATAATACTATCGATTCACCGACTACAGTATGGATGCCTGTAATTATTCCGCCCTATACTCATGTTGTTATAACACTTGATGGAGATTCTTCAGAAGCTGATTCTTATTGTAGTGTAACTTTTACAGGTAAAGTTTACAAATGACACTTTCGACGGGGCCGACCCTGAACTTCTTTGGTGATCATGTATTTGCCTGGAGTGGTCTAGAAGCATTAACTGGAGGCGGCACAACCTTGTTAGATTTTATTTCTCCAAATAAATTCTATAGTGTCGTTACTAACGTCTCATTCGATTATAGCGGATGTTCTCAAGGTGATGCACTGTCCTGGACTATTCAAGGTAATGGGGAAGCACTACATGTGAGCAAGTTCCTAATAGAAACTGCAGGTATCGGGCCCCAATTCCCTAATCTATACTATACGATCCCTCCGAACACGGGGATCAAAGTTATAGCACAAGGTCTTTCTGGAGCCTGCACGGTAGTGGTAGAAGGGATGGAGGTACAATAATGCCTGCAAAGTACTGTCCTGAGTGTGGAACTAAGAAAGGTATGATCAGGGAAACAGCTAGAAGAGCTTATGAGCCTACTGAATCAATACCTAGACGTAAACGTAAACTATCAGCCTGGAACAAATATGTTAAGGCTAACGGTAAAAAACCAAGATTTCGATATGCAAGATCCAATAAGATCAACCTAAAGAAAATGGCTGTAGCATTTAGGAAAACGCCTGCAGGTAAAAAGAAGAGGCGATAATGCCATACGCACTTATTCCCGATGGTTACACACTAAAGAAAGTTACAACGGCCCAAGAAGCTGCAGTACATTCAAAGCGTCGCCATGATGATGTAGTAGCATTTTTGAGTAATGATGGTACACCTGCATTATTGGGAGGGGGTGCATTATTAGCATTGACACCGTTTATAATTGATACATTCAAATCAGCTTTAGAAGTTGAAAATATAATACTTACTGATCAACAAAAAACTAATCTAAAAAAAGCGTTTGAAATTGGTCTGATCACTAATCCTGTAACTGGCCCTATGGTATTGGGTAAAAAGCTCATAGAATTGATAAAAGAGGACAAATGAACTTAGGTGCATTAATACCATTATTGAAATTAGCCCAGGATAGTGGTTTAACTAAAAAAGGTGTTGTTTATGCTAAACCTTCCGAAATTTATACTAAAGAAAAATCACTAGAACGTGCAGAAAAAGGTTTAGGGCTGTAATGGAGATCACTACACTTTCATTATTGCTATACTTTGCTGCTTGGTCTGTATTTTATGCACTACTAAGCAGATATATTGCCAAATTAAGTAAAGATGAGTGGGTTCGTTGGGCTAAGAGTAGAGAAAGTGATGAAGAGTTAATTGAGATTTTAGCAGGTGTTATAGATGAAATCGAAGACAGAATGCACGAAAAACTTGAAGCCTTCCAATCGTCGTTTTTTGGCTCAATCGGTGCAGCTAGTAAAAAAATTGATGATGCTACAGGACAAACCACGATCAAAGCGATAACCAGGGAAAACCCGATTATGGGATTTGTTGCAGACATGTTAATGAAGCGAAACGGTGTCCAGGGGTTACTAAACGCCTCAAATAGCCCCGAAATAGGGGTAAAACAGCCCCAAAAACGCCTAGGACTAGACAGCAAGTAGGTGGGTTACAAGGGTCTAGGGGTTTCTTTAGGCGTCAAATACTAGAAAAAGGCTACACTAAACATTTGTAAAAACAAAAAAAAAAGGTTTATCGTCTATAATAATAATAATAATAATAATAATCCGTCATATAAATATATAAAAAAGTTTTTGAAAAGTACCTTAACTCCGTCTAGCAAGCTGGTTAATACTCTGGTCCCCAGTGTGGTAGCATGAAAGACTTACGTGAAGTCCAGTGTTCAGCTTGCAAGAAAATCGGTTTGACATGTTACGCCCAGTGTCGCGATCCGAAGTGTGCGGTAATCCATAGGATCCAGGTGATAGATTGATCTGTAAGAATTGTAAAAAAGAAGTTGAGATTTACTTACCAAGTGAAAAACACGAACTCTGTTATTATTGTTTTGCTGGTTTTCAAATGACGGTATCTAGAGGAAACTCTAAAAAATGACATTCAAACGTAAAGTGATTAAACTACATCCAGACGTAATGACAATGCTAGAAAAGTATAAAGACAATATTCACAATCATATGTCAAAGAGAAGAGTACCATTAACTTGGAATGAATTTATGATCGCAATTGTTAGTGACTGGGAGAACGGTAGAACCAAATGCGGTTGTGGTATGTTCTATGATTGTCCGCATTGCCATCATACTAGGCGTTACTTTGAAGGTAAGCGAAGGGAAGAATATGATTAATGATCTGTAAGCGATGCAAGGAACTTATACCCTGGAACTCCAGGGGAAAGGATCATAAACATTGTAGGCATTGTTTCAAGGCTCTTAACTTATAACGCGTAATCTAATCTCCCTTTATGGTCGCACGAAGACGTAAAGCCTCTCGAAGAAGGGCTCCAAGGCAATTTGGAATTAACGTAATAGAGACGGGAGCAGCTTTAGCACTCTTGGAACAAACGAATGCAGGTTCGTCAATGAAATCTTTTTTAGCTGGAGATATTAATACTGGATTATCAACTTTATCAAAGTCTGCAAAATCTAACAAACAAGCGATCACTAAGACATTAATCGGAGCATTTTTAGCAAAAGCTGCAGTTAAATCCTTTTCACGGGGTTCACCTGTACTAGCTTCTCTTGGACCAATTAAAGTACGAGCATAAATATGGCCATAGTCGTGACACGAACGGAAGCAGGATTATCTGCAACAACTAGTTTCCAGAGCATGAACAATCAGTTCGCAAGTTCTGGATTGAGTTTGGTAGTACCAAGCGGAGTATCACAAATATCTTCTATATCAATGGGAGTTAGTAGTGTAGGAACTGGAGCAGACTTTTGTTCTGGATTCAAATTAACAGGTACAGCACTTCAAGAAGGTGATGCTACATTTATGGGACCAGCAATTGCGCAAGCTGCAAGTGGTGGAACTGGAGTAGCTAACTGTGTAGTTCAAGAAAAAACCGCACTAGGTGTAACTTCTGGAAATACTTTGGATATTCAAATAGCAGTAACAACTGCAGCAACAATCGATTCTAGCTGTACGATCACTTTCGAATAAGAATGCCTGAGGGCGTTCCGTATGCTAGTGCTAATGTTGTAGCCGGTACCGGTTTAGAATTAAATTATGTAGGTGATCATTGTTTTGCCTATAGTGGGCTTTTTCCCGCTACGACATCTGCTCAAACAGTTTTAGATTTCAAAACAGGTTCAGAAACTATTGAAGCAACCATTTACACTAATGCAGCAGTTGATGATGATTCAGGCGCCACTACTGGGGTATGGTCTGAAATAAAGCTTAATGGGGTTTCCATTGCGATTCTTAAAACAGGAAATAAT